GGCACGATTAAGTACCACAGCAGTGTCCAAGTCGAACTTATATCCAACTTTGGACTTGTTCGTGCCAGGTGTGAACAGAAAGGGTAAGCGAGAGAAGCTCACCCTTCCGGCTCAACTACCAGCGCCCCTTGTACCTTCGATTAAAAGGTACGCTGGGGGGGGTGCTCGTGACCGAGCCCTGACACAATATCTTACCACTCCTTTCTCCTTTGCTCCCAAACAAAGGAAACACAGTATCAAAATCCTAAACTCTTTCTGGCAGTGTTGGGTATTAACCCTCCGCCTCCTATTTCCTCATTACCAAACCTTACCAAGAATTATTAATCCGACCAAAAACCAGACGCGCAGAGCTTATGCCCTGGTATATCTGAGAAATTGGCTTCTTAAAGCTTCTCGGTGGTCTGAAAAGAGGATTTATTCGGCTATAAAGCTAACACTTAATAATGCCAGAAGGTTATCATTACAAAATCAACCTTTGTGCGGCGAGTCCTTTTCTCTCCGAAGAGCACTGGCTGGGTATCGTCCTTCAATCCACGCTTTGGAACAGATCTCCATGTTGGCGAGAGCACTACTTCCCCCTAAATGGGGTCGAAACGAGGCTATTGCTAACCACGCTACAACCCTACTAAAGGAAGGTAGCTCACCTCAATGGTATCTGAATTCCTTATCGGAATTTATGGACAATATTATCCAGACCAGAGCCTGGAAAATCCAGAGACTCCAAGCACAAGCGAAACCGTCACCAATCTCCACATCCGCCACCCCGTCCAAGAATAGACGTGAAGGAGGCGCTTTGGCAGATTTTGTCGAGCGATCGGGCTATACTCACCCGTACTGTGGCATTCCACTTAACGTTGTGGATGTCCAGGACGAGCTTTCAGGCCGGACCCGACAAGATCTTGGGGTGTGTCCCACATTTAGTACACTGCCATTACATTTGTTAGATATAATCGGCGAGTACATCAATGGGACCCCTTATTACCCTTTACCAAAGTGCTTCCCCCTCGCCCTCCCTGAGCGAGGCGGTAAATGGAGAATTGCTACGGTTGGCCCAATTGCAGGCAGGCTGGTGGCTGGATCACTCCGTGGCAAACTAAACCACGTCCTCTCCAGCTTCGGATGCATTGCAGGTCTAGGAAACGACCCACCCCCACATCTTGACATACCAAAGCGTTGTCACTTGAGATCCGTTGATTTCAAGCAGGCAACCGACTTTATACATCATGATGCGGCCAGGTTGGTCATCTCGAAGATCTGATTACTGTGCCGGTCATGCACCAGTGCGCACAGCTACT